ACTAATTACTTCTGGAAAAATCGGAGCGGCTTTTTATGGGAGCTGTCCCGGGAGATTGAGCAGCTAAAAAAGCGGGCAAGGAATCAGGGGTTTAAATTTGCCGTTCGTTTAAATGGTACATCGGACCTGGCCTGGCATAAATTCAAAATGCTGGACGGCCAAAGCGTTCTAGATCTCCATCAGGATGTGCAATTTTATGATTATACGAAGGTGATTTCGCATCTGGATCATGGGCTCAAAAACTATCACGTGACGTTTAGCGATTCAGGCCGTAACGATGGAGATATAAAAAAAGCAATGAAGGCTGGCGCAAATGTTGCGGTAGTATTTCGGGACCAGTTACCCAGACGCTGGCAGCGTAAAAAAGTTATTGACGGTGACCGTCACGACTTGCGCTTTTTAGATCCCCGGGGCGTGATCATTGGACTAGTAGCCAAAGGGGCCGGCCGTAACAGTAACAATGCATTTATTAAATGATCGTTGCATATGCTATAATCCGGATTCTTTGGAAGGAAATATTAATATTTTTAATCTTATTGATGCTGTTGTAATTATGCAACACTTCAAAAAAAATATTTTTAGACTTGACTTATCCCAGCTTATCCCATATATAAGAATCATAACTAATAAATGGAGGTTATACAAATGACAAAAGCAAGCCAAATAAAAACGGCTCAAGAGTCAATTAAACAACCGAACAACGTTTTTTATTTTGACTACTCAAGCCGTCAAGCGTTAGTACGAGAACAGACAAAAATACTCGGACTAATGAAGGAGGACGCTATTAAAAGATTTAAAAGTAAAAATCTTTTAATATTCAAGCCGTTTAAAATATGGAATAAAACTTACAACGGCAACGCTAAAAAGATCGAGCGGGAGAGCGCAAGGGTAGACACTAAAAAACTAAAGGAGAAATACCCTGACATTTATAATGAATGTTTAAAGCCTTCAAGCTCAATCATAATCGAGACTAACTTCGAGATTGTTTAATATGTATAGTGAATATATAAAACAACTATTGAAGGATTTCGCAAGCCTTGCGCATAAAGACTTTATGCGCAAGTACAAGCCCGAGGAATTACTGAAGGCCCAGCGATTAAGTAAACAGGAGAAGGCCCGCCAAATAATAGACGCTCAAGTCGAGATACGAGCGGGACGGGCAAAAAAAGTTTATCTATAAAAGTCTCTCAAGTCTGGGCCCTCACGGGCCCAGATATTTAATAGAGGTACCAAACCAAAACCAAAAAAAGATTAATTTTTTTTAATTTTTAAAAATGTATTTTTTTTGACTTATTTAACTTTTTACTAAAACTTTGCATGACAAATACATGTAGTATAGCTGCAAACGTTATGGTATAAAAAGGGGACCCAAGCTAAAAGAAAATATGCCAGAGCAAATAAAATTATTGACAACGGATCAATTACGATTGAGGCTCGAAAAAGTTTGGCTACAACATATTAAATTATGTCAGGACAACTTCCTGTATTTTGTAAAAGAAGTGTGGCCAGATTTTATTTGTAGAAAAGAAAAGGAACCTTCTAAGTGGGGCCATCATCAGATAATTGCTAGTGAGTTTACAAAAATTTCAAAAGACAAAAAGGGTAGGCTTATTGTTAATATGCCACCACGACATACTAAATCTGAATTTGCATCTGTGTTTTTTCCAGCATGGATGATAGGTAAATATCCTAAAATGAAATTGATGCAGGTATCGCACAACGCAGAATTATCTGCTAGATTTGGATCTAAGGTTAGAAATTTAATTGACAGTCCAGAGTATAAACAAATATTTGGAGATGTTAAGTTAAGAGAAGATTCTAAAGCAAAAGGCCGTTGGGAGACAAATCATGGTGGCGAGTATTATGCAGCGGGGGTTGGCGGTTCTATCACAGGACGAGGGGCGGATTTGCTTATTATCGATGACCCACACACGGAACAAGATTCTTTGTCCGACTCAGCAATGGAAAGAACTTACGATTGGTATTTGTCTGGACCGAGACAACGTTTACAACCAGGTGGGTCTATTGTTTTAGTAATGACTCGATGGGCTGAGGATGACTTGACCGGAAGACTCATAAAAGCAGAAGCTGAACCAAAAGCAGATAAATGGAGTGTTATAGAATTTCCAGCTATACTTCCTAATGATGAACCTGTGTGGCCAGAGTATTGGAGCAAAGAAGATTTAGCTTCTGTTAAAGCATCAGCGGGTGTTGCAAAATGGAACGCGCAATATATGCAGAACCCAACTTCAGAAGAAGGAGCTCTCATTAAACGTGAGTGGTGGAAAAATTGGGAATCAGAACATATGCCTGTTATCGAACATACAATTCAAAGTTATGACACAGCTTACCTTAAAAAAGAAACTGCTGACTACAGTGCAATTACCACCTGGGGAGTTTTTCGTCCTAATGAGGACTCGCCTCGTCAATTAATTTTATTAGATTCATTTAAAGAACGTTTGGAGTTTCCAGAGTTACGTCGTGTTGCTTTAGAGCAATATAAATATTGGAATCCTGAAACAGTAATCATCGAAGCAAAAGCATCAGGGTTACCTTTGATGTACGAGCTTAGACAGATGGGAATTCCTGCCATGAATTTTACACCTAGTAAAGGTCAAGATAAAATTGCAAGAGTTAATGCAGTGTCTCCACTTTTTGAAGCCGGACAAATTTGGGCACCTCTCGATCAAGAGTTCGCGCAAGAACTTGTCGAAGAATGTGCAGCGTTTCCTTATGGCGATCATGACGATTTAGTTGACAGCACAACACAGGCTCTGTTAAGATACAGACAAGGCGGATTTATAGATCACCCTGAAGATTATCAAGAAGAACAGCAACCTAAAAAGAAAAAGAAATTTTACTGGTAATGACGTTTGTATTTAAACACCCTAGTAAGTATGTAAAAAATCCTACTCTTGTTAAAAACATGAAGCATGTAAAACGAGATCAAATACCGCCGTTAAGTGGCCCTGATCCACAAGGCTTGATTAATGAATCAAAAGCATATAAACAAGATAAATTGGAGAAAATAAATGGCAGAAATAGACAAGTCGTTAACCGATATAAAAAAAACGGTTGAAATAGCAGGACCCGAAGAACAAGTTGAAGTTCAAGAAGAGATTAGCGAATCATTACCAAACGCTGGTGAAACAGAAATTACTCCCACTGAAGATGGCGGCGTAGAAATTAATTTTGAACCTGGAGCATTTAATCAAGCACAAAGTGAAAACCACTTTGATAATTTAGCAGAGTTATTACCAGAGGATGTATTAGGTCCTTTAGGTTCAGAATTAAATCAAAACTACATGGAGTACAAAGAGTCTCGTAAAGAATGGGAACACACTTACATTACAGGTTTAGATCTGTTAGGATTTAAATATGAAGATAGAACAGAACCTTTTTCTGGTGCAGCTGGTGCAACTCACCCGGTACTTGCGGAAGCAGTTACGCAATTTCAAGCGTTGGCATATAAAGAATTATTACCGGCTGATGGACCTGTAAGAACTCAAATCATGGGAGCACCAACTCCTGAAAAAGAAATGCAATCAACTAGAGTTAAAGATTTTATGAACTATCAGTTGATGGATCAAATGAAAGAATACGAACCTGAGTTTGATCAATTATTATTTTATTTACCTCTTGCAGGATCTGCATTTAAAAAAGTTTACTATGATGATTTGTTAGGTAGAGCAGTTTCTAAATTTGTACCGGCAGAAGATTTAGTGGTGCCTTATACTGCAACATCTCTTGAAGATGCAACGGCGGTTGTTCATCGTATTAAAATGAAAGGCAACGATTTAAGAAAACAAATGGTTGGAGGATTTTACCGAGATGTAGATATTGGTGAACCTGCAAATACTGAATCTGATCTTGAGAGAAAAGAACGAGAGCTAGAAGGAATTACAAAAACAAAGGATGAGGATGTCTACAATATTTTAGAGTTTCATATTGATTTAGATTTAGAAGGTTTTGAAGACAGAGACGCTGCAGGCGAAGAAACAGGAATTAAACTTCCATACATTGTAACAATTGAAGAAGCATCACGTGAAGTATTATCGATTAGAAGAAACTATGAATTAGATGATCCAAAGAAAAAGAAAATTTCTTATTTTGTTCATTTTAAATTTTTACCTGGTTTAGGTTTCTATGGGTTTGGATTAATTCATATGATCGGTGGTCTATCAAGA